GCGCCTCTACGTGTACGCTGTGCAATTAAGTTTGCTGCTCTGTTGATTTGAACTGCAAGTGCTGCATGCTCATCACCAACAAAAGTAGCTGTACCACTTACTGCTGCTTGGTCGTATGTTTCTACTGCTGTTCCACCTAGTGTATTAAGTGAACCTAATACTTCTTGGTCGATTTCTGCAGTAATTTCTTGTGCTAAAGCAGCCATAATTTCTGCTTCAACGTCGATACCGTGCATTGACTGAGCGTCTTGCGCAGATTCAAAAGTCCAACGTGCTGATAGCTTTCTTGATTTAGCTTCAACAGTCTGTTTTAAGATCTGAATAGACATTTTTCTACCTGCTTCACCTTCAAGTGCTGCTGTAGAATTAGCCTTTGCAGTTGCAGCGTTACCTGAATAAGCTTCAGCAATTTTGAATGGGCTTAATGCTTCTTCGCCTGCTGTAGTATCAGTGTTACCTGCTGATGTATCGTTCATTGCTTCCGCATAACGTACTCTCAATGTGTGGATTTGACCCACTGGACCTGTCATAGGCTGAACACCAACTAGTTCGTTAGCGATAACGGTTGGCATTACACGTCTGATAACGGGTAAAATTACTCTGTTAAGAGTTGCTACGTTGCCTGCGCTTGTTGCGCCTGCACCCGCAGTTTCTGACAAATACTTGCGTGTATTTTCCAGTGTTGCTGACATTACAGATTTCTTTGTGCCTGAAAGGCCTTCAAGAAGTGCGTTCTTTGTGTCCAGCCAGCGACTTTCTAATAGTTCTGACATAGTTTTCTCCTTATTATAAACCAGCTAGACGTCTAATGTCAACGACATTATCATCTGCTTGTGAACTAGCGTTTGTTGTTATTGTATTCTTATTGCCTGTTACTTCTGTGCCTTCTGTAATTACTGCCTTCTGCTTCGCTGGAGAGTTACCATCGATTACAGATGGTAGGTACTTGTCAAATGCAGATTGTAGTCTGTTTGTTTGTACTGATTCCAGTAAATCTGTCATGATTTCTTTTTGAGCTCTGTTTAGAGGATTCAATAGTCCATCAATTGTGTCTTTGCGTTCAGCTATTTGTGCCATACGCTTAACTTCGGTGCTCTTAGCCTCAGCTAAAGTTTTTGCTTTAACGGCAAACGCTTTTGCTTCTGCTAGTTGTTTGTCTTTAACTGCAACTACATTCATAAGTTTTGCAACTTCTGAATTTTCATTCAGATGACTTGTTGCGTACTCAGATGCAAATGCTTCAAACATCTTACGACCGAAATCGTTCTTACGTGCTTCTTCAATATCTTCTTTCAATGCACCGATTTCACCTTTTAAAGTGTTTTCAACGATTGTAGATACTTTAGCTGCACCTTTTGCGATAAAGTCTTGTTTAACTTCTGCAAATTTATTTTTAGCTTCTTTAATAAGTTTTACCTTAGTTTCAGCTAAATCTTTTTTGTCTTCGTGGAACTCTGCAATTTCTTTTGCAAGTGCATCAACTATAAAGTTCTCAAGCATACTAAATTTACTAGCAATTGCTTTTTGATCTTCATGTAGCTCAGTAACTTCTGATTTAAGCGATTCCATAACAAATTTCTGCATTAAGTTTGCGTCTTCACGCATTTTAACAGCATACTTTGCTTTAGCTTCGGCTAATTGTTTGCGGTCTTCTGCAAACTCAGCAATTTCTTCAGCTAAACGCTCTGAGATCATAGCATCGATAGCTTCAACCATAGTTGATTTATCATGCTCATATTTCTTAGCAAATTCTTCGCGAAGTTCAGCAGTTGCCTGCTGACGATTCTCTTTGATTTTGCTTTCCCAAGCGTTTTCAATTTCAGCACGTACTTCTTCAGAAACTACATCGTTTTCGAAAAGTGTTTTAAGTGCGTCCAACATTATTGTTCTCCTTTTATTGGAGTCTGCTGATTATATTAATCAGAGATTCTTTTAAGTATTTTTGTGCCTTTGGATCGTGTCTTGTTGCCTGTGCAAGTTCGTATGCCTTCATTCCCCCACGTGCATTCATCATGTGTTCATAAATTGCTGTAGGATATGCACCAGGGGCGCTAGGCTGAGCCACAACGTCCACAGTGATTATTTCAAAATCAGAAACTTCATTACTTCCGTCTTCTGATACATTACCACTACCACGCGATGAAACGCCTAGTTTAACTCCGCTTTCAAGCATTGTTTTAACTAGTTGTCCCATCGGAGTTGGTAGAATTTTTAATTTACCATAACCGTTTGCGCCATCCATCCAGCATTCGCTGATCATATGACTTACACGGTCTAAGTTAATGTTAAGACCTTCTGGATGATCAACTTCTCCGAGCACAGAATATCCGCCACTAATTTGATCATTGAGAGTTTTGACAGCCCTGCCAATTTCGTTTACAGGATACACACGCTGATTAGCATTGCGTACTCCGCCTTGTATACAAATACCTTTCATATACAAGTCTTTTCCTTCGTTGGCATTCTCAACAACTATTTGTGCTTGATCGAATGTCAAATGCTCTCGTAAGTTTTTCATTTAAAAGTTTCCTAACTTAGTATTAGCCGCCAATTACAGGTTTCTTATTAGCTGCTGTGTCGCCTTGGCCTTTTTTCTCTGCGCCGTGGCCTTTTGGCATTGCTTTATTTGACTTAGCTGCTTTACCGCCAGGTACATTAACATTTCCAGCATTGTCCTCTTTTGTAGAGTTCGCTGCTAGTCCGCCTGTTGTTCCTTTTGTATCAGCTTCGCCGCCTGCTACCAAGTTTGAAGCAGTGCCGCCCATGTCATTTTTACCAGCTACTGGAGACTTAGTGTTTGCACCGTTGTCACCCATTTTAGCTGTTACTTTTTCAACATATTCACGCATTGTTTCTGCTTCTGATTTAGTTGATTCGTCAGTTTCTTCGTCTGCTGCTTCATCAACTTCTTCATCTTTTGATGCTTCGTCGACTTCTTCATCAGTTGCTTCAAACGCTACTGACTCTTCTTCAGCTTCGTCGTCTCCGCCGTCCATGTCCATGTCCATGTCGCCTTCGTCTTCGTCACCTTTGTCGTCTCCGCCCATCATTTTTTCAAATTCTGCTTTAAGGTCGTCTAGTGCATCTTCTAAATCGTCAACACGATCTTCTACATCACCTTCGCCTTCTTCACCGTCAGCATCCATGTCCATGTCCATGTCCATATCACCTTTTGGTTCCATGTCCATTGCACCCATCATATCGTCTGCTGGATCGCCACCTTCAACTTCAAACTCGTCTAGGTTAAAGTCTTCGTTAGTAGCTTCTTCTTTGTCATCGTCTGATGCTTCATCTACTTCTTTGTCATCATCTGATGCTTCATCTACTTCTTCGTCTGATGCTTCATCTACTTCTTCGTCTGTAGTTTCGTCAACTTCTAATTCAGACTCTAAAAGACCTTCGTAGATGTCTCTTGATTTTTCAACCACAATCTCGTGGAATAATTCTTCTGCTCCAGCTTTGTCTTCATTGACTAGCTTTTCAAGCATTTCTTCAAATTTATTTAGATTTGCCATTATTTTCTCCTATAAATGTTATACCTATG